GTGATGTGTCAAGCATCCGACTCCGTTTCTCTGGTACACCACCATTTTCCAAAACACAATATTCTGGTTTAACAGTGGCTGTCACCACCATAGGAAAACGACGTGAAATAGCTAGTTGATTACAATAATATGATCCAGCATTCAAATGTTTTACATTGGTGGTAGCTTGCACCAAGAGAGGTCGTAAAGGAGTTTTGCCCTTATCTGGCAAATCAGCCTGTGGAGGGGTAAATGGTACCTGATTTATAATCTGGATTATTTCCTCCATACTAGGATCTCCCATATGCGCATTTGGATTCTTTGACGCAATATCATCCAGTGAAATTGACCACATAGATGTCTGGAAAGTTGACCAATACTCATCCGAAAATACTCGGGTGTAATGGTACTCAGGCCCAGAAGGGAGCCCATGAACTTTAGCATAATGCTGAAAGGTCAAGGTCTGAAGTGTAGATTTCCCGATACTAGATCCACCATAATACAAAATTGTGAATGGAGTTTGTCGGGATTCACGGGCTGCTTTCTTTGTGCACTCCGTAGCTTTAAGCATACGGAGTTCTGAAAGTAACTTCTTAATTAAAGTCCTTTCACTAGCAGATACAGAGTCAGCATATTTTACAATAGCTGTACCCTGCTCTATGCCAGCAGAAAGCCTGCCAAGAAACTCATGATATGAGATTCCGTTGGCTTCAGGATTGTGTAACATTTGGGACATTTCCTTGAGGGCATAAACCTCATCGACCCATTTCCCATATGTTCTACCTGAATGAACAATGGGACTCCAAGATTTAGTAAGGTAACAATCATATAATCGTTCCAAAATAAAACTTGCACCCTCCACAATAGTGTAGAAAAATCCTTGATCACTACTATGTTGGGATTTAATAAGTTCAGCTTCAGCCTTCTGGTAAAAGAATTTATCGAAGGTAATGCCGAAACGTTCCAGAAGAGAATAAGACATAATATAGTAAAATATCTTTTTAATACGGATAACCACTGGATGGTTGGCCGCTGTCTCACACAAGTTGAGCCATTTTCTGAAACGAGTGAAGGGATTTTCATCTTCCCCATCACCCTGAACTTGGGTTGCCATCAAGTCCTGGATCATACTCACAACATAATCTGCAACGCTGCAGGCTGTCATGATAAGAGATTTACCAGTAACTGCTCTCATATATTGAGTAACAGCTAGATAAATATCTTGCCAGTTTTTGGCAATTTTTAATTGCGTGTAGAGTGTCATTGCACACTCTACGTGCAGCCAAAAGAAGTTTGCACGTTCTGATGGACTTCGTTGGGTACTATCGGAATAATTTCCTAACCCAGATAGCAGCTCCTCAAGTCGAGTGCTGCTAAAACTGCCCATATCCCTATAGAAATCTTCTGCAGGAGGGCAACTGGTACGAGGAATGGGACCAAGTCCAATTTCCTCTGGTCTCATAGGACCATGAGAACCTGACTCACTAAAAGATGAGTTGGTTTCAGTACCTGCCTGTAACTCAGGCAATTTGCTGTTTGTGAAAAATTCACTTTCAGAATCGTGGACAAATGAATATAATCTAAAATCATTCTCCACGAAATCATAATTACAAATTGAGCGTTGATAAATTTGGTTTTTGAG